AGTTTTAAAGCATCCTCCAATCAGAGAGAAAATGACATATTTTGAAGAGCTAGAATATATTGTAGGAAATGACAAAAGAAATAACTTTATTACTAATTTGTTGTTACATCTATCTGGGAATACTTTATGTTTATTTCAGTTAGTAGAGAAACATGGCCAAATATTATATGATAAAGTTAAGGATAAAGAAAATGAAAACCTACCTATATTTTTTGTTTATGGTGGAACTTCCACAGAAGATAGAGAAGATATAAGAGCAATTGTTGAGAAAGAAAAAAATTCAATCACTATTGCAAGTTATGGCACTTTCAGCCAAGGTATTAATATTATCGGGATTGATTCTATCGTGCTCGCTTCGCCAAGTAAGTCCAAAATTCGGGTATTGCAAAGTATTGGAAGAGGATTGCGTCGTTCTACAACTAAAAATTCTATTTTGATATTTGATATTGCTGACGACATAATTTATAAAGAAAGGCGAAATTATACGCTGAATCACTTTATAGAACGCCTCAACATCTATAATGAGGAACAATTTAATTATGAAATCAAAAATATAAAACTAAAATGAGGAAAGTTATATATAAATAATACTTGACTTTATCCTATTTATATGTTATACTTTATAAATGAAGCATAAACACCATATAATCCCTAAACATATGGGCGGCACTAATGACAAAAGTAATATTGCTGAATTAACAATAGAAGAACATGCTGAAGCCCATCGTAAGTTATATGAAGAACACGGCCACTGGCAAGATAAAATTGCTTGGAAAGCTTTATCAGGCCAAATTACTAATCAGGAAGCAAATAGGTTAAAAAGAATTGAATCTAATAAAGAAAGATGGGCCGACCCAGAGTTTAAAAAAAGAACAAGTAAAAAAATAGGTGAAGCAATGACAGGTTTGAAGCTGGGTAAGAAACAATCACAATATACGAAAGATAAGATAGCAGCTGCAAAAGCTAAAGATTATATCATCACCTATCCTGATGGCCATGAGGAAAAGATTAAAAACCTTCGTAAATTTTGTAGAGAAAATAATTTAGCCCAAAGCGCTCTTACTTTGGTAGCACAAGGGAAACATAAACACCATAAGGGATATAAAACTAGATATATCATTACTAAATATAACGAGGAACATTAAAATGACAACAGAAGATTTCATTCCTTATAAATTTATAAAGTTGGCCAACGGCGAAGATATTGTTTGTACAATTGAAGATAATGATAGCTCAAAAAATCAAATAAAAGTACTATATCCTTTAAAGATGCATTCGTTGCCCAGAATGTTAACAGGCGCTCAAGGAGATTCTATAGGACTATCTCATTGGATGCATCCAATGACAGAAGCAGTATCATTTCAACTTTCTTTAGAACATGTTCTTTTAATATCAGATGCCTCTCCTGGGTTGATTAAGTACTATGAATATGTTTTAAAACAAATGCGTAGTAATCATTTTACGGATACAAATGATGTAGATGATGAAGAAACTTATGAAGAATTATTTGATGATTTACCTGAATCAAATAAAACAATTCATTAAGCTTTAAAGCTTTATGAATTGTCTTAGCTAATATATTTCATGCACAATTCAACATACTAATAATAACACATAAATGAGCCAGAGTCAAGTCTCTTTTTAATTTTTCTTGGTACTTGACATTATCTATAAATTAGTGTATAATATCTTATAATATGATTACAAAGGAGCAAAAGTGAATAAATCACAAAAACTACATTATGTTGATAATAAATTATTCTTGCAGGCGATGATTGATTGGAAAGAAAAATGTCTGATTGCTGAGAAAGAAGGAAAGTCGCAACTGCCAGTAACAAATTATATTGGTGAATGTTTTCTAAAAATCGCAACCCATTTATCATATAGACCCAATTTTATCAATTACACATATAGAGATGAGATGATTTCTGATGGTATTGAAAATTGTTTACAATATGTATCAAACTTTAATTCAGAAAAATCAAGTAACCCGTTTGCTTATTTCACGCAGATAATTTATTATGCGTTTATAAGACGGATTCAAAAAGAAAAGAAACAAACACATATAAGAAACAAGATGATTGAAAATAAAGTTTATGAAAGTTATACCACGATGGAAGGCGACAACACAAACTATTCTGTAAGAGGATTTGATCTGGATCAATTATTGCCTGATGAAGATGTATATAAACCGAAAAAAGTTTTATTTAAGAAGAAGAATGGTCTAGAAAAATTCATGGATAAAGAATGAAGTTAGCTCTCATAACTGATCAACATTTCGGTGCTAGAAATGACAGTTTACTTTTCTCTGATTATTTTGAAAAATTCTATACTAAAATCTGGTTTCCCTATCTATTAAAAAACAACATCACAAATGTTATTGATCTAGGAGATACTTTTGACAGAAGGAAGTATGTCAATCTAAATATTCTGAAAAAAACCAAGCAGATGTGGTTTGATAGATTGAAAGAATACAATATCAATATACACACTCTTGTAGGCAATCATACAACTTATTTTAAAAATACCAGCGAAGTAAATACCTTAAATCTAATTCTAGACAGTTATGATAATGTTATTGTATATGACAGGCCTACTGTGGTGGAGTTTGATGGTGTTCCTATTCAGTTTATTCCTTGGATCAACTCAGGGAACTATGATGAATCTATGGATGCATTAAAGACTTCTTCAGCACAGATTATCATGGGCCATCTAGAAATTGTTGGATTTGAAATGTATAAGGGATTTGCTAGTATTGATGGAGATTTCAGAAAAGAATTATTTAGTAGATTTGATACGGTTTTCAGTGGCCACCTTCATCATAAATCAGATGACGGCCAAATATTCTATCTTGGCACACCATATGAAATTACTTGGAATGATTGGAATGATCCAAAAGGATTTCATATTTTTGATACAGAGACAAGAGAGCTTGAAAGAATTGTGAATCCCTATACAATATTCAAAAAGATTTATTATGATGATACGCTGTCGTCGTTTGATGAAGATTTTGATATGTCATCATTCAAGGATAAATATGTGAAATTGATTGTGGTGAATAAAAAGGATTTGTATAGGTTTGACATGTTTGTTGATAATCTGTTCAAGGCTGATGCGTTTGATGTTAAGATAATTGAAGATTTCTCTGATCTAGATGCTAGTAATGTATCCGATGATATTGTGGAGAATACGGAAGATACTATAACTCTTCTTGATAGATATATTGATGAGTTACCTCTTACGCTGGACAAAGGGCGACTCAAGAACACCATGAAAACACTATACAATGAAGCTCAGGATTTGGAATTGTAATGTTAGATTTGTATGGTGATGAAATTCCATATAACCCTTTAAAAAATGATAAAGTTTTTGAAAGACACATAGCAGATACTCTCAAGCCACATTTTAGAGAGATTAAAGAACAAAAATATATTGATATACCTAAACCTAATGGTAAAAAACATAAACCAGACATTATAATAGTGGACACACTCACAATAGTATCTGTTAAATTACAAAATGTAGGTGGAACAGCTGAAGAAAAAGTTGATTACGAAATGAGAATATTACAAAGAGCTTGTGATTTAGGAAATTTTAGTAAATCATTTATTGTGTGTGGCGGCACTGGATGGACTTTTATGGAAGATTTAATTGGACATTCTAAAACTTTTTCTAAAGTAAAAGTTATTAGATATGAAGATGATAAAGAACTAAATGAAATACGAATTTCAAATTAAAGAAATTAGTAGAGCTTTTGCAACTGATTTTATTCAGAGTTTGCATTATTCTAAAACAATGCCCAAATTAACAAAACATTTTCTGGGTTGTTTTTTAGAAGATAAGTTGGTTGGTGTTTTAACTTTGGGTTGGGGCACTCAACCTAAAGCAACTATAGCAAAATTATTTGATGGGTTGGATACGAAAGACTACTATGAAATTGGTAAAATGTGTATGAAGGAAGAAATGCCACGAAATTCTGAATCACAAATGATTTCTGCTGTGGTTTTCTGGATGAAAGAAAATTGTCCTGAGAAGAAATTTCTCTATACATGGGCAGATGGTATAATGGGGAAACCCGGCTATGTGTATCAGGCTGCAAATTTTCTTTATGGTGGTTTTATTTGGACACAGATTTACATTAGTGATAAAGGTGAAAAGATACATCCTAGATCTAGTAGAAGGTTATGTGATGAAAATGTTCAATTTAAATTGGAAAGAGAACCAAACTTTTTTAAAGATAAGAAAGGTGAAAGAATATATTGGTTAACGCAAGATTTTCTTGATCATAAAGGTATAACTAAGGTACATGGAAAACAATTTCGTTATATACTTCCTCTTAATAAGAAAGCAAGAAGACTTCTAAAGAAATCAAATGTAGAATGGAATTTAAATTATCCAAAGGGTAATGATTTGATATGGAACAAATCTACAAAAGGGGGTAAAAAACAGTTAGAAGGTATGCCATATATTGATGGTGATATGACAGAATATAATGCAAAAAATGTTAATGCTCATATGGGTACTTTGGAGGCCTTTATTTGATAATCTTCAAATATGTGAGATGGAAGAATTTACTAAGTACCGGCAACAACTTCATAGAAATTCAGTTAGACAGAAATCCAACAACTTTAATTGTTGGTGAGAATGGTTCTGGCAAATCAACTATTCTTGATGCCTTGTGCTTTGGGTTATTCGGTAAGCCGTTCCGCCATATTAACAAACCCCTGCTTGTGAATTCCATAAACAACGGTAGTTGCGTTGTTGAAGTTGAGTTTGAAATAGGTTCCAAAAAGATTAAAGTGATTAGGGGAATCAAGCCAAATATCTTTGAGATTTATGTCAATGGCAAAATGTATAATCAAGATGCTAATATAAGAGATTATCAACGATATCTTGAGCAACAGATTCTTAAACTAAACTACCAAAGTTTTACACAAGTTGTTATTCTTGGAGCATCCACCTTTATTCCTTTCATGCAACTCAGTGCGCGCCATCGTAGAGAGGTGGTGGAAGAAATTCTTGATATTCAGATTTTCTCCATCATGAATATTCTGGTTCGGCAGAAAATTAAAGACACTATAGCCAGTCTAAGGGAGCTCGATTATAATCTTGACTTAACTAAAGAAAAGATTCATCTTCAAGAAAAATATATTCTTGAAATGAAGCAGAACAAAGATAAGCTGATTAAGGAAAAAATTATTCTTATTGGTGGTAATGAGGAAGAAATATTTATAAAGAAAGCAGACATAACTTTTTATCAGAAGAATAATCAGGAACTTTTGCTCCAGATTAAGGATGATAAGAAAGTTAATATTAAATATAACAAGCTAAGAGATATACAGTCTCAATTAAAAGAGAAGCATAGAACTCATAATAGGCTTGTTGATTTTTTCCGAAACAATGAAGATTGCCCAACATGCCAGCAACATATTGATGAAGTATTCAAATCTACAATGATTGATAAGAAGAAAAAGGAATCCGATAAGGTTAGCTCTGGAATAGAAGAATTAAAAGAAGAGTTGCTCAGAGTATCCCAGAGACAAAAGGAAATAACGGATATTTCAGATAAAATTAGAGATAATGAAGTTCATATTGCCAAAGAGAACAGCTCTCTTATTCAGCTGGAAAAATTTAACGCTACGCTACAGTCAGAAGTTAATCATTTAAATGATGGTGAGATTCATAAAACTGATCATAGGAATCTGAAGAAGTTAAACAAATTGCTTTCGGGTGTGCTAGAACAAAAATCAAAGCTTAAAGAAGATAAGATATATTCAGAGGTAGTAAGAGACATGCTAATGGATAGTGGTATTAAAACCAAGATTATCAAGCAATATCTTCCTATCATGAATAAATTGATTAATACCTATTTAACGTCTATGGAATTTTATGTGAATTTTACGCTGGATGAAAACTTCAACGAAACTATCAAATCACGATACAGAGATGAATTCACTTACGCATCATTCAGTGAGGGTGAGAAAATGCGAATTGATCTAGCATTACTCTTTACATGGCGAGCTGTGGCTAAGATGAAGAACAGCACCAATACAAATTTATTAGTACTTGATGAGATTTTTGACAGTTCACTTGATGCCACAGGAACAGATGAATTTCTTAAAATTCTGAATACGCTGGGTAATGAGAATGTATTTGTAATCAGTCATAAGCAGGACGTTTTGGCTGACAAGTTTAAAAGCACAATCCGATTTAATAAAGAAAGAAATTTTAGTCATGTTGTCGAGTGATAATGGGTAAGCGAAGTAATTTTGAAAGAAAACCAAGAGACTTCTACAGCACACCATTTGTTGCGGTAGAACCTCTAATAGAACATCTACCGAAACATTTTACAT